TAATTCTTGCGCTAAAAGTAAGAGATATGATTCAATTAGTAATTATACAAATATTATTTTAGCGAAATGTAAAGAAATAGACTGCACCCTGATTACAACAGACGAAATTATTAGGCAGGAGCAAGAGTTTGAATATGTATGTAATAAACATATAGACAGCGGTGTTCAAAAGTCAACATACAAGGATTTTATGAAAAAGAAAACTGGTTGTAAATTATGTGGAATTATTGCAAGAGGCGAAAAACATAGAATCCCAATTGAAGAAATCAAACAATTGCTAGTTGAAAAAGAATTTACATACGTTAATCATGAGTATATAAGGTATAAAAATGGCAGTTCAAAAATACAAATAGAATGCGTTTGTAATAAGCACAGAGAAAGAGGAAGTCATTTCCTGACTTATGAAAACCTCAAACATAATAAAAGTGGGTGTATTTATTGTATTGGCAGAGGAAGGACAAAAGAAGTGTTGCAAAACGAATGTGATTCCATGTGTAATAATATTGAGGTACTTGAATTTACTGATTACACTAGCATTAAAGCTAAATGTAAAAAATGTGATTATGAATGGGAAACAAAAGGGGTATATATTACACAGGGGCATAGTTGTCCTAAATGTAATATGTCAAATTATGAAAAAAGAATTGAAAGTTCGCTTTGCAATCTTGGAATTAAATATTTCCCGCAATATAAAATAGATGATTGTAGAGACAAACTTCCTTTACCTTTTGATTTTTATTTACCTAAATACAATACTTTAATTGAAGTGGATGGGCAAGGTCACTATATGCCAATACGCTTTAATGGTGCTTCTGAAAAAGAGGCATTAATATCATACGATATCACTACACAACATGATAAATTGAAAACTCAATACTGCCATGACAATTGTATCAATTTAATCAGAATACCTTATTATGTTTTAGATGATAAAAAAATTGACATAGAACAATATCTAATTGATAAAATCAAAAATAGTCATTAAAATAACTTGCTATGCTTTGCGAACATAGCGAATACAAAAGATATAAAATAGAAGCTAGTGATGCGTTAGACGAAATAGCAAGTAAGATAAATGCCGTAGGCAACAGTCAAGCTCTGAACAATTCCGATATAGTTGAGTTTTTAACACGTTCATCTTCTGCAATGGCTTCTGCCAACAATACACTTGATGAAACAATAGCATTAGGTACTGCTATCACAGAAATTACAAGAGATGCTGCTAATGCTGGTCAGATAATGAAGACAAACATACTGTCTTTGTATACAGAAATGTGTGCATAGAACATATTTAATTGCAGGTAATGGGTAAAGCCTTACACCACAATAGCGGGGAAACTACGCTATGATGGTACGAAAGTAGAAACAACGTAAGGATAACATAAGGTCAAAAGCCTAAGTGTTGTAACAATCCCTGTTCATGCAACGAAGCACCCTAACGTTATGCCCTATATCACGGGCTAGTTAAGTCGAGGGTGAACGCTCAACGACTATTCCCATGTCGGGTCATAACAATAAAATAAAGGTGGAAATCCTGAATAGTTATGACAATAGAAGTACGGCTCAATCGCAAATGGAGTGGGTGAAACTCCCTTAAATGGAAAAGGTATGACCGCTACTTATATTTTGTAAGTGTGGTTAAAAAATAGTCTATTCTTATAAGTGATTATAAGAAGTTATTTTAATGGAATAAAAAAAATAAGGAGGTGAGATTATGATTAAATATAACCTTAGTATGGCGAGAAAAATCTTTGAAGATAAAGGTTTGATTTTAGATTCTGATATTTATACAAATTACAATCATAAAATGGAATGTCATGATAAAAATGGTTTCAGATACGAAGTATCTTTAAATAGTTTGTTATCTGGTAAACATCCTTATAAATACTCTAAACACAATAAATTTTCATTAGAAAATATTCAATTAGTTTTAGATAAAGAAACTGATGGAGTCCAATTACTTTCCACTGAGTATAAAAATAATCATACATTGATGTTATATAGATGTAGTTGTGGCAAAGAGTTTCAAATGAATGGTGTATCATTTGTTGCTGACAAGAAAAGATATTGTAATTCTTGCGCTAAAAGTAAGAGATATGATTCAATTAGTAATTATACAAATATTATTTTAGCGAAATGTAAAGAAATAGACTGCACCCTGATTACAACAGACGAAATTATTAGGCAGGAGCAAGAG